AAAGATATAGACACAGGTAAAGTATATACTTTTCCTCCTGATATGTTGCATGGTTTTAGAGATTGGTCAAAAGGTATTAGTCAATTTATTATGCACAATGGTATATCATATGATGCACCTATGTGTAATAGATTTTTAAAGACTAGTATAAAACCTAGTCAGATTGTAGATACACTTATCTTATCAGAGTTGTTTAATCCTATACGTGAAGGAATTAAACCACATAGTTTAGAAACATGGGGAGATAAGTTAGGTATGCCTAAAGGAGATGTAGATTCTTTTGAAGTGTATACACCAGAGATGTTAGAGTATTGTAAACAAGATGTGAATATAACACATAAGTTATACCAAGAACTACAGAATGAAGGTAAAGATTTTTCTCCTTACTGTATTCGATTAGAGCATAATGTTAGACATATAATAAACGAACAAACAAGAAATGGTTTTGCTCTTAACATACAGAAAGCTATGGGATTATATAATAAATTAAAAGATGAAGCTAGTGAATTAGAAAAATGGTCAGTAACAACCTTTGAACCTACAGTTGTAGAATTAAAAACAAAAACAAAATACATACCATTTAATATAGGATCAAGACAACAGATTGCAAGTAGATTAATAGAGTTAGGTTGGAAACCAAAACAACATACAGATAAAGGTAACATTATTATTAATGAAGCTGTATTAGATAAGATAGATATGCCTGAAGCTAGAAAGTTTTCAAGGTTCTTTTTATTACAGAAACGTATAGCACAGATTAAATCATGGATAGAAGCATGTAATGATAAAGATGGTAGAGTACATGGTAGTGTAATGACACTTAAAACTATTACAGGTCGTATGTCACATAACTCTCCTAACATGGCACAAATACCTGCAGTTCGTTCTCCATATGGAAAAGAGTGTAGAGATTGTTGGACAGTTGATAATCCTTATACTCATTCCATAGTAGGAACTGATGCAAGTGGCTTAGAGTTAAGATGTTTAGCACATCTAATGGATGATAAAAATTTTACAAAAGAAGTTACTGAAGGTGATATACATACATACAATATGAAACGAGTAGGTTTAAAAGATAGAGACCAAGCAAAGACATTTATATATGCTTTTATTTATGGTGCTTCTTCAAGTAAAATAGGAAAAATTTTAAAGGTTTCTACAAAAGAAGGAGAGAGAATTGTTCAAGCATATTTAAAAAGTATGCCTTCTTTTAGAACATTGAAAGATAAAGTAACGAGAGCATCTCTTAAAGGAAAGATTAAAGGTATTGATTATAGATCATTACATATACGTAGTTCTCATAGTGCGTTGAATACTCTTATACAAGGAGCAGGAGCAATCGTGTGTAAAGTATGGCTTGTTAATATGATTAAACGTATTAACAGAACAGGTGTTGATGCTAAACTTGTAGCTAGTATACATGACGAGTATCAATTTGAGGTTCTTAACAGAGATATAAATAAGTTTGGACAAATAACTAAAGATGCTATGAAAGATGCAGAGAAACAATTAAAAATAAAATGTCCTCTTGATAGTGAATGGAAGGTAGGTAAGACATGGGCAGAAACACATTAGTAAAAGAATTTAAAGGAAGAAAAGACCATGCTGATTATATTAAGCGAGGTATAAAAGTAGAGAATGAGTTTATACAAACGTGTGAATCTCATGGTTATACAGTTGAAGTAGCTAGTGAAGAAGAAAATATAAATAATCATATAGATTTATATGTAATGTATGAAGGAGTAGAAGTTAGTGTAGATGTAAAGGCTAGAAGAACTGGAAATAAAAACAAATCTTTGGATGACGCATGGATTGTTGTTGAGTTTTTAAATACAATGGGTAATAAAGGTTGGCTGTATGGTGACTGTGATTACTTTGTATTTGAAAGAGAGCATGATTATGTATGGTGTGATGCAAAAGAGTTAGTAGAATTAACTGACAAAGTTGTAGATAAAAACACAAGAGTACAGAATTATAGTGATGCTGAATACAAAACATGGGGTAGAAGTTATCAAGGAAAACAAGACCTTATCTCAAGGATCGAGATGAGTTTAATACTTAATTTAAATAAAACATTTATTATGAAAAAATCTCTTGACATTAATTCAGAGGTATGTCATAATTCATTTATTAATAACAACGAAAGGAAAACACAAATGAGTGTACTAAAAGGAAATGCATATTGGGCTAGTATAGTTAGTCCAAATACTACATTTGATTCAGATGGAGTATGGTCTATTGATGTAGCTAATCTTGATGAGAAGAATATTAATCAAGCTAAATCTGATGGATTAGATGTAAAGAATAAAGGTGATGATAGAGGTAGTTTTGTTACTGTTAAAAGAAAAGTTAGACGTAAAGATGGTAACATGAATAAACCACCTGAAGTGGTTGATGCTTCTAAAAGAAACATTGCTAGTACTTTAATTGGTAATGGTTCAGAAGTCAATGTACTTTATAGTACATATGAGTGGGAGTTCAAAGGTCGTTCTGGAGTCTCTGCTGATTTACGTGCTGTGCAGGTAACTAATTTAGTTCCTTATAACGTAGATGCTGATGCAGATGAAGCTTTTGAAGTAGTTCCTGATGGATTTGTAACTGAAGATTCAGATGAAGAACTAAACTTCGCTTCTTAACCAACCATGAAAGGATGGAGAGGTGCTACTGAACGAGTATCTCTCCATTATTTATTATGAAATCTATTGATACTTTAGTAAAAGATATATACGATTTGTTTGATCCTCTTGTAGAGGTAGAACTAGATGAGAAAGAAGTTGATACTCATTTAGATTCTTTTACAGAGAGTCTCAAAGAAACATTAAGAAACTTTTTAAATGAGGTGCCTGTTAAGAGACGTAACCTAAGACTCTCTGCTATAGGTAAACCTGCTAGACAATTATGGTATGACAAAAATTCTAAAGAAGAACCTAAACCTTTAGAACCTAGTACAAGAGTTAAGTTTTTATATGGTCATATGTTAGAAGACTTATTGATTCTTTTTTCAAAACTTGCAGGACATACAGTAACTGACCTACAAAAAACAGTACATGTCAATGGAATAAAAGGACATCAAGACTGTGTAATAGATGGAGTGTTAGTTGATTGTAAGAGTGCATCAGGTAGAAGCTTTGAAAAGTTTTCTAAGAATAAGTTATACTCTGATGATCCCTTTGGTTATATAGCACAGATCTCTGCTTATGCTGAAGGTAATGGAGTAGATGAAGCTGCTTTTCTTGCAATAGATAAACAGAATGGGAACATATGTTTAACTCCTGTTCATTCTTTGGAGATGATTAATGCTAAAGAAAGGATTGACTATCTTAAAGGAGCAATGGATAAAACTAACCCACCTGATAGGTGTTATGATGATGTGCCTGATGGTGCTAGTGGCAATCGTAAGCTCGCTTTTGGTTGCTTCTATTGTGAACATAAGCGTACTTGTTGGAGTGATGCGAATGAAGGTAAAGGGTTACGTGTATTCAATTATGCAAATGGAAACAGGTATCTTACGAAAGTTAAAAAAGCTCCTAATGTAGAGGAGATTACATCTTGATAAGTCATTGGGTTAGGTATGATACTAATGAACCTTTTGTACCTAACCTAGATAAGTTTGGGTTTGTTTATCTTATAACAAATACTAAAACTACTAAAGCATATGTAGGTTGTAAACAATATTTTTCTATGGGTAAGAAAAAGAAAAAACATAAGTGGGAAATATATACAGGATCATCTAAATATTTAAATGCAGATATAGAAAAGATAGGTAAAGAACATTTTACATTTGAAGTAATTGCAGAGTATAAAAACAGAAGAAGTTTACGTTATTATGAAATGTATTATCAAGTAAAATGGGATGTACTTACTGCTGTGATAGAAGGTACAGATGAACCTGCTTATTATAATTCATATGTAGGTGGTAAATTTTTTCCACCTGTTGAGATGTATACAGATCCTGAAAGATGTAAAAAGCTAAGTAAAATTATGAAAGAATATTATTCTTCTGAAGAAGCAAGACAAAAAGCAAGTGATGCTAGTACTTCAAAGATGTCTATAAAATGTATAAAAGAAAATGGTGATATAGTTATTTTTAAAGGTAAAAGAGAAATAGAAAAAGCAGGTTATGATGCATCAACACTTTACAAATTAGCTAAAGGTGGTTATCAAAAACGAAGTGATAGACCTAATGGTAAAGGTTATAGCATAAGAACAAAACATAAAGATATTATCAAAGTAGAATATATATAAAGAAAGGAGGTACAAAATGGCAATTAAAAAAGCAATGTACGATACAGCATTAGCTGAGTTTGAATCACAAAGAGATAAAGCTATAACTAATGCACGTATATACTTACAACATCCTGTTGGCATAGGAGAGCATGGACAAATTGTTGATGAGTTTATCAAACAAATAAAGTTAGCTGCTGAAGCAGACGAAGCTGCATCTATGTTAAAGGATACATTTAGAGATGAAATAATAGAGGACTAATGAATGAAGAATACATTGAGATAATAACAGAGATAAAGGAACATGAGAACAGCAGTCCTGAAAGAATGTTGTTCTTATCTGTTATATTTCAAGCATTGTTAGATGCAACAAAAGAAAAGACTAAAGTAGAATCACCACGCACAAGTGTTGAAAGAGCTAATGCTCGTGCTTGGTTCTTCTGTAGTGTAGGTGTAACATGTGATAACTTTGAATATATATGTGAGAGTGCAGGTATGGATGCACAGTATACAAGAAGTTTTGCAATTAAAGTAATTAACTCAAAGGAAATAAAATATGTCAGACAAAGAATCAGAAGAGTCTTGGATAAATCCTGAACAAGATAGAGGATGGTCTCAAGAAAGTTATAGAGCATATATGAAGAGAAGAGATGCTGAAGAAGAAGCTATAAAAAAAGGTACGTATGAGTATGAGTATGGTAAACCTAGTGATAAACAAATAGGTGGTAGTCATTATAAAGATTGTGTTATACAACCTGTAGATTATATTGTTAAAAATAATCTTGACTTCTTAGAGGGTAATGTGGTAAAATATATAACTCGACATAAAACAAAGAATGGCATAGAAGATATTAGAAAAGTAATACACTATGCAGAGTTAATATTAGAAAAGAAATATGGAAAGGAAAAATAGATGGCATCATTACTAGGAAATAATTATTTACCTACTGAGTACCAATCATTTATACATATGTCTAGGTATTCAAGATGGTTAGAAGAAGAAGGTAGAAGAGAAAGTTGGAGTGAAACTGTAAGTAGACTTGTGTCTTTCTTCAAAGAACATATAGATAATAATTATGATGGTGTAATTA